ATCAAAAATAATTTTATCTTGGTTTTTAAACATATATTCAACTAGCTTATTATAAAACTCTCCTACATTCAGTGGTTTTCTTTGCTCATCACAAAGCTCTTTATTAGCATTAATAAAATAAAGATTATCCCCACAATCAACATGCTTTAAAACAGGCTTTCCTAACTCATCATAAACAATGTTACCATCATAATATCTAAGTGCAAAAGAATATGAGAAATCTCCTTTTTTTGTTTGAAAAATAAAACGATTTGAAAATGAAATGAAAAGCCATTCTAAAAAAGACTCTATATTTTTGTACCTTAAGTTTAAATCAAGCTCTGCAAAGGCACACACAAGGGAAAGTTTCTCATAACTTGTGCCAACAAATTGTTTTTTTAGCATGGTTAAATCATAGTATTTTTTAAAGCCTAGTATATCTTTTGGTGTTTTAGCTTTAAAATAAAGTTTTTCTATGGCCACAGCTTGAACTTCGCTAATACCAAAAAGCTCTTTTAGCGCCTCTTTTGCATTATCCATTAAAACTCCTCTTCTAGCCAAGAAGCTAAAGCTTTTTGCTTATCTTTATTTTTGTATTTGTTCGCTAACTTTGGAAGCCAAGTTGAATTAAGCGCTCTTTTCCAGCATTTTAAAGGCTTTTTATTAGCCATGAGCCATCTTCCATCGTCTTGCTTATAGTAATTTATAAAGCTATCTGCTATAAAATAAGGGATAGAGCAAGAGTTTTTAGCATTAAACTCATCAATGGCTTTAATTAAATCTTCTTTGCTTGGAGGGTTAAATTTCATAACTCATTCCCAAATAAGCTTAATTCTTTGTCGTTGCTGTCTTTATTGTCAGCTTTTAAACTTTTCCAAACAAAAGTGCGACCATTCTCTCCACCAAGCTCACTTTCCCAAAAAACACCTTTAAATTTCTCTAAAGTATTCCTTGAAAAATTATCACTCCTACTGACATCAAGAGCCAATAAAATCTCACTTGTGCTTAGGCTTTTTTCGTTTAAAAGCTTTAAAACTTTATCTATAAAAGCTTCTTCTTTATCGCTGATTTTAGCGTTTTGCAAGTCGGTGTTTTTAATATTTAGAGTTTTTGTATTGATAAAAAAGGCTTGATCTTTAATTCCTGCTCTTTCTTTTTGCACACTAAGCAATACTTCAAAGCCTTGTTCTAAGTTAGCCACTTTTTGTAAAAAATACATGCAATCACTTGAGTTTCTAATATGATTTGAGCCTTTAAAAGCTCTGCCATCTTTTGTAGAATGGTGTAAAGCCATAATGGTTGCCCCACATTCTCTTAAATTCATGAGTAAAGACATTAAAGACATCATTTTAGTATCATTATCAATATCTGCAAAATTGCGTAAAGAATCAAGTACAAATAAAACCCCTTCATAGCTTCCTGCCACGCCTTTGCCTTCAATCATTTCTAAAAGTTCATAAGCTGAAGTTTTTAAGCTTGATCTGTGAATATAAGTGAATTTGCTTTCATTTAAAATAAGTTCACCAAAACCTCTTTCATTTAAAACATTTAAAGGATTATCCATGTCAACATAAACGATGCTTTTAACCCTTGCATCTTTGCAAAGTGTTTTAGAAATAGCAGCACTTAAATAACTTTTTCCACTGCCGCCATTTGCGTAAATAATGGTTATTGCTTTCTTAACTAAAAAATCAGGGATTAAAAACTCTAATTTCTCGTTTAAATCTTTATTTTTTAACTTAAACTCATTTAAAAAATCCAAATTCATCTTTTTTCCTTGCTAAAACTTAATCAAGCCCATTAAATCAATGGACTTTGTTAAATTTTTAGTTTTGAATTTCTAAACTTTCAATCTTTGGCTCTATTCTAAAATTATCCTTTATAACTCTTTTAAGTCCAAGCTTTACTAAAGTAGTATCATCAAGCTCTACAATGGCATCTTTATTAAGCTCTTCTTTGTAAATGATGCATTCATTAAGGTTGTAACTTTTAAAGGCTTTGATTAAGTTTTCTAGTTTTTCTTTCACACGTGGTAAAGATACACTTTTACTTAAGCGATAGCCAATCTTGCCAAAGGTAAATTCTTTAGATCTTTTTTCGGCAAATTCATGCTTGTTATTTTCACAAAAAGTAGTGATACATTGCTCTATGTATCCAAGCTCATCACTTAAAACCTTAATCTCTCCTGCACGAGCTTCTTTAATCTCATTGCAAGCTAAAGTTACTTCTCCATTAATCTTTTCTATTTTTACACTAAGTTCTGCCACTTTTTTAAGTGCTAAATTAACATCTTCAAAACTATTTATTTGCATTTAAATCTCCTTTAATTTATATTTTTTAATTTGATAATCCCAAAGAATTACGCCATATCTTAAAAGCACTGCGTGTTTAGTTCTTTTCTTGATTATCCTTAAGCCCTTATTGTAAGGGCAACTCCAAAACCAGCTCTTTAATGCCAAGCTTTTTAGCAAGTGCTAATTCTTCTTGCATACCTTGTGAATATTTTGCATCTTTGTGTTTGCTAAGATAAATATAATCACACGCTTTTAAAAGCTCTAATCCCATTTGTAAAGCTTTGTCTCTGTGCTTGTTTTCATCCAAATAACTAAATTGTAGTATAGGTGAAACAGGCACAAAACCTTCACATTCACGCATAATTTTTAAGCATTCTTGCTGAGCTATGCTAATAGCTTGTGCTTTTCTTTGACTTTCTCTTACTACTAAAGCTTTATAAGGAGAGGCTACATAAACTAATGCCATTGTTAATCCTTTCTAAATAAATTTAAGTTTTAAAAAACTTAATCAAAGTGCTTTTAATTTAAGCACTTTTGTTAAGCTTTTTACCCAAATGAAAACGAATGATTTTTTTTGCAATATAATCAGGATAAATTCCTTTTAAAACATCTACAAACACTCCACTTTCTTTATAAATAATGCTTACACCCTTTATCTCAAAAAGCGAAGCACTATAATCAGCTTTCTCACCTTTAATCATTGGTATCATTTTTTCTCTCCTTGTATTAAGTTTTCTTTCTTTGCTTTTTCTTTTTTGATTAAGTCAATCGTTTCAAAGATAGCCATCCACTTGTCTTTATTTTTAGGACTCTTTAACTTTCTAAGAGCTTCAGTATAGATTTGATGAACGCGTGTCACGCTAAGATTAAGTTCTTTAGCTATCTCTTCAAAACTCATTTTTAGCCCAGCATTAAAAATGATGCGGCAGCTTCTATGTGTTTAAGCTCAACCGCTTTCCCATCTGCAAATTCACAAGCTCTTTTTAAAAGCTTCTCACTTTTTCTAAAGTTGCCACGAGCGAGGTAAAAACCAAATCAATTGCCTTTTTCTCCTCCACATCAAAATGATTACAAAGTGTTTTTAAGTCTTCATCTTTTAAACCTTCTTTGTTTTGGTAGCAAAGTCCTTTTAATTCCCATTTTGCACCAATTCTAGAGCTTAGTTGTCCGTACTCGTTGTAATCATTTCTGCCAATGCCTGTAAGATTGTTTTTAAGTTTTCTAGTACCTACTAAGATTAAAGCAGTATTTGAAAAATCATATATGCGTCTTAAGCACTCCAAAGCACGAAACGGCAAATGCTCACTCTCATCTATAATTAAAACCTTTGAAGTTCTTGCTAACTCGCTAGCAATGCCTCTAATCTTATCATCCAAAGAACCTTTAAAACACACATTGAGTTTATTTTCAAGCCCCACCAAAAGCATTCTTTTGCTTGTCTCAGTTGTTGCTTCAAAAAGCACCACTCTTGTTCCATTTTTAGCGGCATATTCTTTAATGGCTCTGCTTTTTCCAGTCCCCGCTTCGCCAATGATTACTCCCATTTCTCTATTGCTCATGGCACTTTCAATGGTTACATTAATCGCCTTTGCATCTTTAGTGGCAATAAAAGGTGTTTGAAGCTCTTTCACGCTTTTTTCTTCCACAAAGCTTTTAATGTATTTTTCAAGTAAAGGCTCTACTTTTGAAGCGTATTTATAGCTACTTCCTTCTTTCATATAGCCCACCATATAGCTTTTATTAATCCCTAAACGATCGGAGAGATTGTTTTGAGAGATGTTTTGGGTGCTTAAAAACTTTTTAGTAAGTTCTACTAATTGCATTTTTTATCCTTTTGTTTTTTTATGAGTAAAAACTCTTTAAAATTTGAATTAATCAAGCTTTAAACAATTTTTAACCAGCAAAATATTTCTTTTCGACAAAAGCTTCCATGTCAAACTCGCTTTCATCGTTATTTATTTCTTTTTTAGCATTTAAAATAAGCTCATCCGCATTAGCATTGTTTTTAATCTCTTCTAATTCTCTTTGAGTTTTTAAGGCTTCTTTTGCAAGGGATTTTTGATGCACCTCTTTAGCTTCTACGAGTGAGTTTTCAAAAGCACTTTGTAAATCTTGTAAGTCTTGTTTAATATTAAGTTTAGTAAAGGCGGCAATCTCATCTTTTTTAAGCACTTCTTTAATCGCTTTAACTTCACTTTCATAACCTTTTTTAAGCATTTTATAGCTTTCTTTGCTAAGCTTAGCTATACTTTCATCAAGAGCTAGACAAAGGAAGTTTCCGCTTAAATCATAAATGAAAAGTTCTTTAATATTATCGATATTTTGCACACATTTAACTTTTGTGCCAACACTTGGCATTAAAGCACTTTTATAAACTCTACTTTCAAAGTTAATGCCTTTTTTGCCCACGACCCTAAGTTCTTTATTTCCAGCATTAAACAAAAATTCTTCATAAGATATTTTTACAATAGCTCTATCGCACGAGTTCCAAAGCTCAAGTGGAGTTTTAACGCCTTTTTTGCGGCGAACTTTACTCATGTTCCACTTGATCACTTCAGCTTCTAAAAACTCACAAGCTTCGCTAAAGGTAAGAAGTAATTTTTGATTAGTTTTTTTAGCAAAGCCGTATTCATCTTTAGCTTTTCTTTCTTTCTTAGGAGTTTTTTGCTCTATCATTTCTCTTTTAGCTAAGCTATTTCCAATATGTCCATGCATTTTAGAAATTCCTGCATGTTGAAGTGTTCCAAAGCGTCTTTCAACTAAAGCTTTTTGCTCTCCTGCATAAGCAATAGCTGCATCATAGGTAATATTAAGCCCATCAAGTAGGCTTTGAAAATCTTTAGAAAGATAATCTTTTCCATTATCCCCTTTAATCATATCAGGCTTACCAAATTTATCAATTGCTTTCCATAAAAGACGCGTTAAACTTAAAGAATTTGATTTACTTACTAAAGTAGCCACACCCATACCACTAAAGACATCAACGACACTTAAGATATGAGGGCGGAAAGGCTCTAGTGTTTCATCATCTCTTACTATAATATCAGCTGGGGAACTATCGATTTGCCAACACATGTTTTTCATGTCATATAGCTCTCTTTGATTTCCTTGTGCAGGGAGAAACTTAGATTTTGCACGATCTAAGCCTTGAGTGATAATACAATGTTCTAATGGTTTATCTTTATAGTAGTTTTTAATGAAATTTTGTAAGGTTTTTACACTAAAAAGCGGTTTTACCTCTCCTAAATCAAAACCTATGAAATCATAGCTTTCCTTTTGTGCCGCCTCTTTGTGAATTTGCCACCAAAGCTCAGTGAAATTAAATCCACCTGCTCCAAAGGTGCGATACTCTCTTAAGGCATATTCTTGCATCCAAGCACTAAGTTTAGTTTTATCTTTGCGGTGAAGTCCTCTTGTGTCAACTAAACCTAGAATGCCATACTTTTTATAGTTTGAACGCCAGTTAGAATAGTTTCTCCATTCTACATTACACAAAAATAATGCTCTTTTGAGTGTAAGACCGCCTTCAATATATTTTTCAATTTGTTTTATGAGTTTTAATTTCTCTTTAGCTTCTTGTTTAATTTCATCATTTAAATTTTCGAATTTTAAATTTAAAACAGCCAAATCATTGTTTATTTTTGACTCTGTTAAATCTAAATCTTTCTCTTTTATAATGCAAATTGTATTACTATTGCTAATGTCATTTAAATCTACTTTTTGCATTTTTTCATTAAAAATTAAAGTATTTTTACTGATTAATTCTTGATTAATTGCAGTTAAAATCTGTTCTTTACTTATTTTAAATAGTAGTTTTTTACCACCTCTACCACCATTGGCATTATCTACTTTTAACCACTCATATTTATTTGATTTTCTAGTTACTGCAAGTCTTAAAGCTCCCTCACTTACATTATAAACTTGTGCAGCTTCTTTGGTTTCCAAAAAATACATTTTATTTTAAACCTTGTGGAAGCTCATTAATAATGCCAAGTTCTAAGAGTTTTTCAAACACGGCTTTAGTAGCACCTTTAGTATTTCTTTCGCCTGTAATTTCACCTTTGATAATTCTATGTAAAATATCGTAGCTAATGTTGTGAGTTCTGGCAAAAGCTTTTACATTGATAGCATTGCTTTCAAAATATGCTTTAATCATATTTTCTCCTTT